GCGGGGCGAGAGCCGCGTAGAGGCGGCAAAACAAACGCTTTTCACGCAAGATTAAACGCAAAATACTATGCACAAATTCCCACAATTCTGGATTTTATTCCTGCTCGCTATCGTGTTTCTAATGTTTGCCATTGGCACGGCGATACAAATGCTAATTGATTGGCTCTACACGCGGCGCAACCGCCGCGCATTGCAGAGACGCGATAACGCCGCGCCGCCTGTTGGCAGGGAATTGATATGAACGCGTAGGCGCGGCGGAAGGGTGGTGTGCGTGAATTATGCTGCACTCACACAAATAATTATTTTACAACTCTGTAAGCCGCGCCTTTTTTATTTATAATTTAAGTAAAAAATTTTTTTTTGCTTGATTTACGTAAAATACGTAATTTTGTATAAAATTTTGCTTAGCTAACGGAGGCAATATGGCACGACTTAGAAGAACTAGAAAAAATAGACGGCGCAGCCGATATTTGGGCGTTACGCTTAGGGACAACGTGGGAATCGTTGAGCATTATGCGCATCAAAATGATTGGTCATACAGCCAAGCGGCTGACAGATTGGTAAGGGCTGGAGCGGAATGTTTAGGAATTATAGGGATTACTCTTACAAAACAAACGGAGGAACAGGTGGAACAATGAGCAATATTGTTTTTAAACAGTACAACAAAATTGATATACCATTTGGCATAGGCAAAAACGTTTGGTTGAATGCCACCAAAGCGGCGGAGGTTTTTGGTAAACGTCCCGCTAATTTTTTTCAAACAGAAAGCACATTAGAGTACCTAAATGCACTCGCTGAAGCGCATGGCTACGCTGTTACTGATTTTTCAGTAACAGAAAATGTCGGCAAATTTTCGACAAAAGAGCTTGCAAAAATGTTCCCTCAATTTATTTACGTCCGTCAGGGCAACGGCAACGCGCAAGAGCAGGGCACATGGATTTCTAAGGAATTGGTTATCAATTATTCGCGCTGGCTTGACGCTAAGTTTGCGGTTTGGTGTGATGTTCAGATTCAAGAATTGTTGGATAAAGGCAACGTTAGCATACGAGCAAAATTGCCTGAAAACTATGCCGCCGCTCTCCGAGAACTAGCGGACACGGTAGAAAAAAAAATGCGCTTGGAAATGGAAAACGCTGAAATGGTTCCAAAGGCGGCTTTTTTTGACGCTGTAATGCAATCGGATGACGAATTTGATATGCACGAAGTGGCAAAAATTCTAAATCTTGGCTTTGGTCGTAATACGCTTTTGAAAAAGCTTCGTGACGACGGGATTTTGATGGATGACAATGCGCCATATCAAAAATATGTTGATGCACATTATTTCCGTTTAGTTGAAAGCACATACGTCAATTCTGACGGCAAAAGGCACGTTAGCACAAAACCCGTCTGCACGCAAAAAGGCATTGACTTTATTTTACGTCGTTATAGTTCAAAAATTTCATCATAACTCCAAAGGAGGCGCAAAATGCTAAGCAAGCGGTTTTTCGATGTACTTACTATGCTAGAATCAATGACGCAAGAAGAGCGTCTTAAGCTAGCGCGATTTTTATGGTCATATTATTCTATTTCTATTTTCGACGACGAAAATTCATATAGCGCAAAATCTGTTCCTGACTCTGTCCCTGAAAACTAAACAACGCCCCGCGAAGGCGCCAACCAACGCGGGGCAAACAATCAACCAACCAATTTATTTTAAGGTGCTGTCATGATTACAAAAATGCAATTTTTCGACGAAATAAACAACATCACTGACGAAGAGAGCGCGTTTGAGGAACAATTGGCGCGCGCAGAATTGGCGTGGCTACAAGAGCCGGAAAGCGACGGTGATGATTATGAGTAACGTAATGAAATCAGAATCCGACCGCCTTTCTGTGGCTGATATGAAATTGCTAGGCGAAATTTTCATTAAAAGCGGCTTGTTTGGCGACCAATTAAGCGAAGCGCAGGCGGTCGTTAAAATTATGGCAGGGCGCGAAATTGGATTAGAGCCGTTTGCCGCTATGCAGGGCATTGATATAATATCCGGCAAGGTCGTAATGAAGCCTATCGTCATGGCGGCGCGAATTAAAGCGAGCGGGAAATACGACTACCGTATTTTGACCGAAACGGCGGAACGCTGCGAAATATCATTCTACCAAAATGGACAGTTTATTGGGAGTAGCGTTTTTACGATGCAGGACGCTGTGAAAATGGGACTAGCGGACAGGGAAAATTGGCGCAAGCAGCCCGCCGTAATGCTCTATAATCGCGCTATGTCGAAGGGTGCGCGACAGTTTTGTCCGGATGTGTTTTTCGGCGTGGCTGTCTATACGGAAGGCGAAATTGAGCCGCTGCCGCCGCAGGTTATCCCAGAGGCTACCCCAGACCCACAGCCGCAAGCGTGGGAAATGGACGACAGGCGTCTCAACGACCTTATCGACATAGCCACAAGAAAAGGGTATAGCAAAGAGGATTGGAAAAAATATCTCGCTGTAAAGTTTGGCGTCGAAATTAAATTAAAGAAAGATTTAAAATCTATTGACGAATCTCAGTACAGAGAACTGATTCTAGCAATGGAGAACGACACGCTTGTCGATGAGATTCTAGCCCTGCAGCCCGAAACGTCCGTATCAGTAACCGCGCGGGAACTAGGCATAGACTAACTATTTTTGCAACAACATAACTCCCAAAACCATGCAAATTCAATCTGTACCAAAATCATTCGGCAAATCAATTATTGCCGAAAGCGCGAACCTTCACGCGGATGAAATAATCAAAAACGGCGATGTAGTTCAATCCCTTATCGAGTGCAAACGCATACGCGAATTTATTGACACGTTGGAAGAGCGGCTAAAGCCCGCAGTAATCAACGCCACTCCAGACGGCGGCTTGCAGGTAAAGGGCGCAAGAATAACGGTATCGCAAAAGAGGGAATACGACTATTCGCATGATACAAAATGGCTCGCCCTGAAATCCGAAGAAGCCAAGCTTGCGCAAGAGCGGAAAGACCGCGAAAAAATGTTGCTAAATCTGAATGCGCCTATGGCGGATACAGAGACAGGCGAAATTATTGAGCCGGCGAAACTTGTATCAGTGAAATCCATTGTTGCCGTAACACTCCCAAAATAGCGCTATGGAAAAATCCGCTATTATTGCAACCGTTTCCGTCGCTAACCACAGCACAGGCAAAATGCTAATTGTGGACGTGATAGAGGGTGAAATGAGTTATTATGTAGGATTTTCAAAAGAGGCGAATGCGAGTCATTCGCCTCGATTGGAATACCAACTAAATACAGAGCGCGCCGCGTTGCATGAAAACATGACGAAAATGCAGGAATTGTGCGAATACGGTATAATATGGATGCGGTCGAAAAATGTTACAATATTATCGGAATGAACGCGCCTCGCTTGCGCCTATAACACAGGCGGCATATATACTGCAATTCACGAATATCAATAACAGCGTTGTACGCTATTTCGCTGTCAGCGAACACGCGCAAATAATAAGGAGCGTTTTACGTGGCTAAATATCAACAAATACAGGTAAAAATGTACGACGACCTAGAATATAATACGTGGACTGCAAACGTCCGTTTTGTATGGATGGTGCTACTGACAAACCCTAATGCGTCTTTGTGCGGCATACAGGAAAACAACGTGCAATCTCTCACACGCTACACAGGTTTGCAGCCGTCGGAGGTCGAAGAGGCATTGCGGTTTCTTGTTGAAAAGCGTAAAATAGTTATATCGAAATTCTCGCAAGAAATTGCTATTGTTAAATGGATTCCGCATAACGTAACGGCAAGCCCTAAACAAAAAGCGGCGGTAAAAAAGCAGCTTTTGGCGGTGAAAGATAAGTTGTTATTGCAACATTTAGAGGGCGTTCAGGATTATTTGCCTAGCGTGAAGCAGTCTTCGTCTCCACAATTACAACACAATCCAAACCGGAAGCTTCCAGATGAATACAGCACATTCGAGCGCCTCAAGCTCCAACAAGTTACACTTGCAGCCCTCGCACGGCACCGCGCAACGGCTACATTCCACTGAAATTGAGCGGAATATTATTGGCGCGTGTGTAGTGAGCGCGAACGCTTTGCAGCGCTGTATCGCTGAATCGGTAACGGAAGAAGATTTTTATTTAGAAACAATGCGCATTCTTTGGACTGCTCTATCGTGGTTCAGCGCAAATTCTATACCCGTCGACCTCGTAGCAATAGCGGAGCACTTAAAAAGTATTGGTTTGGCGTTCCCACCCTCTGAGTTGGCGGATATTTCTACCCGCGTGGAAAATATTTTCATACGGAACATTGATTTGCATATTGCCACATTGAAATCATACACGAAGAAACGCCGTTTGAACGATTTTGCAAACAATCTAACACAGAATATCGAATCATACTTAAAAGAGCCTGACGCGGCGGTAATGGAGCTACAAACGCAGGTTACGCAGCTAACGATAGCCAACGGGCGCAAGAAGCGGCGTAGCTCGATGGAAATTGCAGAAAGCGCATTGAAATTGTTACATAATCGCATTAGCGGCGTTTTTAACGGCGTCCATACAGGGATAAAATCGCTCGACAGACTTTTAGACGGCGGGCTTACAAACGGTTCTTTAACGGTAATTGGCGCGCGCCCAGGCGTGGGTAAAAGCGTCCTTTGCGCTCAAATAGCGGCAAACGTAGGCATTCAACAGAAAAAAAATGTGGTCGTGGCGAGCTATGAAATGAAATCAGAGGCATATATCTGGCGCATTGCATCTGGGCGCACGTCCGAAAACTGGAAATATCCAACAGAAACAAGTATCCCAATCCTTACCAACGCAATAGCAGAAATATCGCGAAGCGGGGTGCAGGTTTGGGACGATAGCACGATGAACGCTGTGCAAATGCAAATTGAGTTAGAACAATTACGCCAAGTGCAGCCTTTAGATTTGCTTATTGTTGATTTTATACAGCGTATGCCAGCACATGTGCGATATGCAAATCGAAAGGACTTAGAAATAGGAGAAATCAGTATGAAACTCAAAGACATTGCGATGAAATTTGATATTCCCGTATTGGCGGTTTCCTCGCTAAATCGCAAAACGGAAGAACGCCAAAACAAACGCCCTTTGCTGTCTGACTTACGGGAATCTGGCAGTATTGAATCAGACGCCGACGTCGTTTTAGGTCTCTACCGCCCTGACGAAGAAAAAATTGACGGTACAACCAAGCCGTCGGATACCCTTATAGAAATCAACGTATTGAAAGCTAGGGACGGCGCGGCGGGCACGATAACGCTTGGATTTAATGGCGAATTTTCACAGGTTTGGGACATTGATACGGAGCCAAATTTGCACTACGCCGCGCCGCAAATTGAGGGAGGAATACCGTTTTGAAAACTCAAGAAGCGCAGTTGCAAGAAGCCTGTATGCGATGGGCGGCTTTGCAGTATCCGAAATTGCTAATTTGGCATTGTCCAAACGGCGGATCCAGAAACATAAGAGAGGCTGTTAATTTGAAAAAGCAGGGCGTAAGAGCGGGCGTCTGCGATATACACGTGGACAAGGCTTGCAATGGTTGGCACGGTTTGAAAATTGAACTCAAAACGCCAAACGGCAAACTGTCCCCTGCGCAAGCGGCGTATTTGCAGCAGGTTAGAAAGGAGGGCTATTTTACGGCGGTATGCTATTCGTTTGATGAATTTGTTCAGACGCTACGGGGTTATTTAGGTGAAAATTAACTAACTCGCATTTTCTGAAAACGCGCGAAATTGAACTAGCGACAACTCTAGTCTATCAAGAAACATTTGCCGTATTAAAAAATTTTATCTTGTCGAAAATTTTTATTAGGGATAAAAAATCAGAAGATGTATCTTTGTAAAATAAATTTGGGTCTATTATTATTTACAGGCGTAACAATGGGATATATTATTAAAAATCAAAATCTAACCGCTGGAGTTACGCGGTACAAAATTGATATTCCGAGCCTTGAAAAGCGCTTCAATATACATTTGCAGTGGACTGGAACGGCTGCCGCCGGCACAAACGCTCGAATCATGTTTTCAGACATGACGCTTACCGACGCAGAGATAGCAACCGCTAGCGGTGTAACAAGACCGGAATTGTACGCAGATTTGTCCACGATTACGGATAATAATTGGTTTGCGTTTGTGTTCCCGCTCTATGCGCGGAACGCATGGTTTGAAATTACTACGACAGCGCCTTTGACAGGCGTTAGTTTGCATCTGCAGCCAATATCTAACACGGAGCGATAAAAATGGCTTTTACACAATATCCGCCTGTTAACACTGGCACGGTGGGCGCTGTTACATCAACAACGCCAATAACTGGCAACCCTGCCAGCCTTGACACTTTGGGCAAAATGGCGCTAGCTATTCAGACCAACGCTAGCGGGATTAGCGTCTTATCTAGTCAAGTTGCGACGCTTTCGACTATTGTCTCTACGTTCCCGCCTGTAAATGAGCTAATGCTAAAAACCGAATATGACACGGACGCAAATTTAATCGTTGATACAGCAGACGTAATCAATGGCGGCTTTATTTAATATCTGAAAAATTCGATTTGGTCTCCCCTTTTTTTTATTTTTATTTTTTTTTGAGGTTTTACAATGGCAGTTATTCGTATTCGCAGAGGTTTAGAGGCGTCTATCGTCGCCGCCAACCTTCCATTAGGCGAAATTGTCCTCGCAACAGACACAGGGCGGCAGTTCTACGGGACTGGTTCAGGCGTAGCGCCGTTCAAGGTTGATTCGGCGGACGTACTAAATACTAACGTCGCTAACGGTCTTGCAAGATTGAACGGTTCCGGTATTTTGCCTACGTCTCTTCTCCCTGCGTTGGCAATTACAGACGTTTACGCAGTGGCGGACATCCCCGCGCGTGATGCGCTTGTTGTCGAAGAGGGCGATGTGGCGATTGTCGCTTCAGACGGCAAAACGTACATTTACGACGGTTCGGCATGGCTGGAAATTGCGGCGCCGGGCGGCGTTACATCTGTGAACGGTGAAACGGGAGTTGTTACGCTCTCGCTAGACGACATCGCCAACGTTAATGCCGCTGCCCCGTCCAATGGGCAAGCGCTGATATTCGATGGAACAAACTGGGTTGCCGGCGCCAATGGCGTTTCTGTATTCACGTCCCTTACCGATACTCCTTCGACTTATGTTGGCGCGGAAACGTATTTTGTGCGTGTGAACGCGGCTGGCACTGAATTGGAGTTTACGAACGAAATTGATGGCGGCACAATATAATGGCTGTCATTAGGATACGACGCGGATTAAATGCTAATATCCCCCTTGCAACTGGTTTGCAAGGGGAATTAGCTATTTCTACCGATACGAGGGAACTCTATGTTTCCACAGCAAACAACGCAAATTTTCAGCCGATGCAAATACAGGCTGCAAACGTTCTTAACAACCCTGCGACAAGCATTGTGGCTGTGCAGCGCTCTTGGCTAGGGATATGATACCAATAGTATTAACAGGCTCGAAAACGATAGAATTACAGTCCAGTGTAGCGACTGCAAATAGTATATTGTACGAGTTTAATTACGCAGACACAGACGGCGCGACATTTATCGAGGATTCAGTACAGGGTGGCAACGTAAACAGTTCTTTTTTCGTTGCTGTCCCTGCGCCGCCTACAGGTTTTCGCCGTATTGTACGTTCTTGGAATGTGTACAACGCAAGCGGCGGGAACGTTACAATCGCAATGCGAATCAACGGCGTATTACAGTTCTCACAATTGCGGGGCGCAGGGGAACGCATACAAGATGGGGTGTCGTATCTTGCCACAGGCGCGCAAAACACAAGCGGCACGGCGGGGACAAACGCCGTGAGTTTTGTGAATATTACAAATCCGCAAACCATTTCAATAGGCTCAAAATCCCTTACCTACCCGAATACGCCTAACAGAGGTTGGACAACGGGCAGCCGCGTTGTTCTTGCGAGCCTCGCAAATGTAAACAACCGGATGGAAGGCACTGTAACAGGAACGCCAACAGCGACGGCGGCGACCGTGCAAGTTGATTATGTTTCTGGTTCTGGTACGTTTTCAGATTTTCGGTTGTCTATTACAACAGATTCCCGCGTACTTGTGCAGGATATTCGCACGGGCGTCGCTATGGTAAGCAATGGGACGCTTACCATAGATTCTATCGCTAACGGCGCTTTCAATGATTACGAAATTTATACGACTGGTTTTACAGGCGGCGCAACGGAAAACAATCTAATTGACATTATTAACGCAAACGCAGGCAATTACTATTATATTGCAATATCAAGGGACGCAACGGCGGGGACAAAAACAATAAATTTTGCCGGCGCAGGTCGCACATACAATCGCTCTTACGGCACAGGCGCGTTGCCTATAGGAGTAAATGAAAAATGGATTTTTCTTGTACACGCGCGGAGCGCCACAGAGTTTGACGTCATTTCTCAAAAGGTATAAAAATGGATGTTATTGTAAAAGTAATCGAAGGCAAGGTTTATCTTGCAGAGGAGAGCGATAGCAACACGGCTTTTGTCTCGCAAGAGGAATACGAGGCTATTGACAAAGTTGCAAATTACGAAATTGTTGATGGCGCGCTTGTAAAGATACAAGAAACGCCGGAATTGCCTTCGCCTACTATAGAAAAACTATCCGAAAATGAAGTGCGCGTCAAGGTTGTCGAAGGTACTGTTTATTTAGCCTCTGACGCAAGCGAGAACACGGCTATCATTACCAAAGACGAATGGGAATCTATTGACAAAACGAAAGAATACGCGGTAATCAATGGCAATCTTATCGAGTATGACGATACTCCAATAGAGCCGCAAAAACCCGCAAAGCCGACACTAGATGTATTGTACGATAGCGAGGGCTGCGGGCTCCGTGAGCAAGTCAATGCGCTTTGGCTCGCAATAGGCGGCGACAAGTCCGAATATGAACGGATTGAAAAGCTCCGCAATTTAGCGCGGGAAAGGTACAAGGCGTTGTAAAATGGTTCGCACTATGTTCCTTGCGATGCAGAATATACCTAGCTTCGCGGGCGGGATTCAGCCTACTGGCAGCCTTGTTCTTGGGCACAATTACGAGCAAAATGGCAATGATTTAACGACAAATTTCCCGCTTGGCACGGCTAATGGTTCGCCGGTATATGCCAATAACTGGGCTGCGCAAGGCTATGGCATTACAAATTTTGGCGTAGGCGGGTTGCTTTATTTCGTTAATGCCAACATAAATGCAGCCTTTGAGAGTGGTACGTTTACGGTAGCGTGGCATTTCCGTACAGGCGCGAACGTAGTAAATGGCAGCGCGTATCTTATCGGCGATGGCAGTACATTCAACGGCTGTTTTTTGCGTTTGAACGGGACTGTTTTGCAATGGAACGGCGGCGGTAGCGGTAGTTTTTCTACGTCTTTAGCGGCGAATACAAACTATCATGCGGCTGTAACTGTTGGAAGCGGCGCGACCACTTTTTATCTTAACGGTTCTTTTAATGGCGGATACGCAAACTCTGCGATAGTAGCGGGCGGAACGCAGTATAAAATAGGCAATGGCTGCGATGCAGACTTCCAAATATACGACTACGGCGTTTGGAATATTGCAATGAATGCAGAGCAAATAACAAATATCATGAACAATTTAGCTCCCTAAATTATGCCACGAAACAAATTTATACGGCTCTATACCAAACTTTCCGGCGCGTTTACGGCAAGCGAGCTTGTCGCGCGTGAAATTGCTCTTGAGGAAAGCAGTAATAGCCTCGTAACGAAAAAGACGGATAATACTATATTGCGTTTTGGTACGGGCGGTGGTTCTTTGACTCCGCAACCGTACCAAGCCTCGCCGACGCTTGCAACGTTACGCGACGCCCTTGTTGCTAGCGGCGTAATGTTGCCGCAGCCTACGTATGCAGTATCTGGAGTAATAAGCGGTTCGGTTGATGCGGGCGTAAATTTGGCGCTTGTTGGGTCAAACACTTACAACACCACAAGCGGCGCGGGCGGTATTTTCAATTTTACCGGCGTCGTAGATGGCACATATACTCTCACGCCAACAATTTCGGGGCACTATTTTACGCCAATTAACCGCACGGTAACCGTAAGCGGCGCGGATGTTACAGGGCAAAACTTTACGGCTGCTGTTTCTAGCGCTAGCAGGACGACAACCGCTACGCACGTCATTGTGCCAACGTCAAATTCAGGTAGATTACGGGCGGTAGTAAAATCTAGCTTTACCCTAGACGCGGCAACCTTCATTAATGCCACAGCGCAAGGATATACGCCATGCGTAGAGCAAAATAGAATCTTTGTGCCAAACGCAACAGGTGTTGGCACGGTAGGCGTTTGGGACGCTACATCGTTGGCGTATGTTGGCTCGTTTACGGCGGTATCTGGGCAAAATGGATTCCGCGCCTATTTTAGCGACGGTAAAATGGCAATTGTTACCGCCGGCGGCATCAGATTTGGGACGTACAATTTTGCCACCGACGTATTTACAAGCGGGACGCTCCTTGCAAACGAGGTTTATCCTCTTGATTCAGACGCCGCGAACGGTAATATCTACATCGCTTCTACTCTTGGCGGGTCTCCTACTCGAAATATAACGGTTGTTAATATCGCAAGCGAGACCGTTACTGCGCGGCAAACTGTAAATGTAGGCTCGGCAAATTTGATAGCAGTCCAGTATGGCGCCGGCAAACTGCTGTGCGTCCCCTCGGGTGGCGTCGTCCAGCGTATTGTGGACGCAACTACGTTTGTACAGTTTGGAAGCGACGTGCTACTTAGCACTACCGACCCGAATCGTATGGCATTCTCACAAGGGCACTGGTTCCAAACAAGCGGCGGGACTTCCGTGCGATGGATTAATGCAAGCGACGCGACAACTGGCACAATTACAGGTTTTACGGGCGGGGCTGGCTGTGTGGCAGACGATACGTATGTGTATGTTGCCGACGCTTCTGGCAATAGGATTGTTCGCATTGACGCGGCAACTAAGACCGTTTTTGGCACGCCTGTAACAGGGCTCGCAACTCCCGCTTTCATACGTTCATAAAACAAAAAAAATGAAAGATTTCATAAAATTAAGCGGCACAAGCATCGTGGTTGTTTGCTTAGCAATAATGACGTTTGTTGTTGCGTGTTGTATGCAAGCATTTGCGCAAGCAGGCGACACCGAAAAAATTAGCGCCGTCGGAGCGCCTTCTTCGCTTACTAAGCAAGACGCGTATCGTTTGTTTGTGCGCAACCACATCGTTAGTAAGAGCGACACTATCAGCGTTTTTGTTACTCGTGTTATTGACGGCGATACGTTTGTTTGCGTATCATGCCCTACCTGCGATGATTCTATTCGCATTCGTGTGTTGGAACTAGACACATTCGAGAAAACGCTTATACCACGATTATACCGCCAAGCGCGAATTTGGGGCATTAGCCCCTTTGAGGCTCTTGAAGCGGGGAAGATGGCGACCATTGAAGCCAAGCGACTGCTTGAGGGCAAAGAAGTTACGCTTCATCGAGGCGAAAGACGCGATGACAATATAGATATTTACGACAGGGTTTTGCGGTATGTTATTTTACCAAACGGATTTGACTATTCAAAACTTATGCGCGAAAAAGGGTTCAACGCACAAAAATGATGTTTTTATGCGCCCCAAAAATATTTTTTACACATTCGCAGTAAGACTTCCCAAACGCGCATACAATCTTGTCTTTCGGTGCGATTGGCGACCGATACGGTTTCTCATGGCGCTTGTGTTTTTTGGGTCGGCATTAGTACAAATTAAGTTTGCCCTTTCGCCTAATATGTTGGCGCTAGCAAGTTTTGTCTATTTTTGCGCATCAATCAGTAGCATAGTTTTTGGCGGCTTTTACCTTTTTGTCAGTACGAGCGACAGCGCCGAAAATAATTCAAGGGCGCTTGAAAAACGATACTTGGTAGAATTGTCAATGTTTCTGGTGTGGATATGGGTAGCATACATTGACTGGTATGCCTACACTAATGGTATGATAAAGATGGACCCAGTTTCGTGGCAACATCATATTATCATCAACGTTATTATTTCGCTCACTTTATTTTGTGCGTTTTTGAACGCCATAAGTTTAGCGGAAAACGTTAAAAACCAAGAAATTGGGGAGGGAAATGGATGAAAAAATATGGAACTTCGCGCTTAAAGTTGGCGGGACTGGCGGGTTTTTAATTGTTTGCGCGCTTTTAGCGTGGAAAGTCGGTTTGTTTTCTTGGCTTGGCGCTTGGGTTAATCGGAATAAGAGCGGTGAGGATACCCTTAAATTGATGAATGAAGCAAGCGCCGAAATTCATAATCGCCAAAAAGAAGAAATTAAGGCGCTGCGCGAAGAAATCAAAGCGTTAAAGGAAGACCATAATAAAGAGTTGAAAGAAAAGAAAGAGGCTTTTGCAAGCCTTGAAGCGCAATACGACTTACTTGCTTCTCAATATCGAGAAGCAAGACGCAACATCGGTTACGACGAAGCGCGGTTGCTGGCAGAAAACAGGCAACAGCGAGAGCGAATCATAGAACTAGAATCGGAATTAGCGAAAGCGCAAGCGGAAATCGCAGCGCTTAAAAAGATTTTAAACTCCGACAACGATTACACTCCTATTTCATCCGAATAATGACAGCGTTGCAATTAGCATCTATAACACGTCAGCCCGTATCTGAAATGGAACGGTGGGTTTTGCCGCTAACCCAAGTTTTCGAGCGCTTTGCAATCAATACGCAGCGGAGAAAAGAATTTTTCTTAGCGCAAGTGGCTTTTGAAACGGCGGGTTTTACGCGCCTAGAAGAGAATTTTAGATACTCGCGACAACGATTGTTAGAGGTTTTCCCAAAATATTTCACTCCTGCAATTGCAGCCCAATACGCCGTCAACCCGCAAGCTATAGCCAATAGAGTTTATGCTAATCGCATGGGTAACGGCAATGAGGCAAGCGGCGACGGGTGGCGCTATCGTGGGCGGGGATTAAAGCATCTTACAGGGAAATGGAACTACGAACAATGCGCCCGCGATTTAGGCATTGATATTGTGGAAAGCCCTGACCTGCTTTTAGAGCCAGATTACGCCGCTCTTTCGGCGGCTTGGTTTTGGGATAGGAACAAGTTAAACGCAATTGCGGACAAGAATGATTTTAGTCTCCTCACAAGGCGGATTAACGGCGGAGTAAACGGCTTAAAAAATAGAGAAATTTTTTTACAACGCGCAAAAGCGCATAAACTCTAAAACTATGGATGAAGACCCAAAATACGTTCCGGCAATTACGCCCGTTTTGCCTAATATTAAACCGCCGGAACTCCCGGTAATTGATGAAAAGGCGCAAAAAAGGTTGCAAGAAGCTGTGCAATTAGCAAAGGAGCACAGAAAAATTATTACACAAGAGCCAACATTGCTAGAGAATATAAGCGAAAAAATTAAATCATTGAACAACGCAAGGGAAAAGATGACAACTAGCGTTGGCTTAGGCGCGGCGGCTTTCCATTATTACGAGGCTTTTGAAGCTTTTATCACCGGTAATATGGTTGTTGGCTGGCTGAAAATAGGGCAGGGGACGGTTGCCCTTGTTATCGGCATTATTTCAAGAGACCCACAATTAATTTCTAATAAAAAAGGATAATCAATCATGCAAAATACAACACTTGACACGCAACAACTCGACAATTTCGAGGATGCTATCGTAAAATTTCTTACCGGTCTTGCCAACGGCTGGCAAAACGGCGAAGAAATCCCAAATTTGCTCAATATCGTTATGCAAATGCCGAATGCAAGCGCTATTGTATCTCAATGGAAAAACGCATGGCTCTCTGGCGACTACGACGCCGCTAGAGAAGAAGCGAAAGAGTACATTGATTATATTTTTGATTTTCTTGCTTCTCGCAAGGCAAATCCATAATGGGGTTGCCTCTTTTTCTCCTATGCGTATTTTTTGATTTGCAATAGTGGCAGAGCCAATATTTCATATTGCCGACGAAAGCGGGAACAATAACCGCAATCTTAAAAATACGTTAGGGGAACTGTACCCCGGCGCTACCGGCGACGTTCTAACGCTGCAATCAAATGGAGAATGGGCTGCGCAAGCCCCAGCGGGCGGCGGCGGCGCTAAGCTCTTTATGGAAAAGGTCATAATTTCAGCCGATAACGTTATACCGCCGCTTTCTTATACCCCTGCAGACCCTTCACAAGTGCGGATGGTGGTTCGCAACGTAATACACACGCCAAAAAGCAATGATTTTAGTGTTTTGGGGAAAAACGTAACGATTGCAAATACTGGTTATGTAATTAAAGCGGGTTGGCACGTAGAATTTCACTACGAAACTCTCGACACAATCGTAATGCCTACAATAACGTCGTTTAGTCCTACAAGCGGCACGATAGCCGAAACGGTGGTCATTACAGGCGCGAACTTTGTAAACGTTCAATCGGTAACAATAGGCGAGGTTAATCAACCATCATTTGTTGTTGATTCCCCAACACAAATAACCGTAACGCTTGTTAATGGCTCTTACGTTGGTACGGATGTAGTCGTAACAACTGGCACAGGGACAGCCTCGCAATCGGGTTTCACGTTCAACAGCCCAGCGCCAACAATTACAAATATATCGCCGTTAATCTCTGCTATTGGCAACGAGGTTGTAATAACAGGCGTTAATTTCATAAATGTTTCAAGTGTGAAATTTGGCGGTGTTAATGCTGCTTCGTATATTGTAGATAGCTCTACGCAATTGCGAGGCGTTATAGCGGACACAGGCGCGGCGGGGACGGTAGAAATTACAACCCCGTTTGGCACGGCAACGAGCGCCCAATCTATTACGCTTGACCAGATACTTATTTTCCCTAGGTCCGGTCGTACAATGACTAACAACCTTACGGTATTTGGCGGGCTTAATTATGTTGCTAGCGCTAGCTCTTTCGCATTTGCGGGGCGTGAGCCGTATTTGGCGTTTAACCTCGTTTATACAGATTTTTGGCTCGCAAGTAGCGGTACAAATGAATGGTTGCAAATTCAATTCCCATTACGCGCTAGAGTCCGAAGGTATCAATTAGCGACCGCGAACGTTAATAACAGCCATCACCCCCGAAATTGGCTTTTCCAAGCTTGGGACGGGTCCGCATGGGTAACGCTTGACACAAAGGTTAATCAGTTTTTATCATTTAATACTACCTATAACTACCCTATAACTAACAACGTCTATTACGACCGATACAGATTGTTTGTGCAAAATACGCAGACAGCAGGATGGGCGGCAGCATTGGCTAACTTAATTCTTCACCCTGTATAAATGACACAAACACATTTTTCCCAAATAACTCCTATCCCGCCTTCGCATATTGATACAGTCGGCGCGGTAAATGGGAACAGCATAGTTTTCAACGGCACATCATACGTACCGTTGTTCCCTGTTTCGGCGTTTAATAATGGAACGCCTTTGGGTCGTGTGGAAGAAATTAATATCACGGGCGCGGGCGGTTTTGCAAGCGTAAGCGGTAAGCGCATGACAATTAACGTAGGTAGTGGATTTAAGGCGCGTTCGACCTCTCCCCTTATCCCGTATCAGGATATTACATTTTTAGACATAGGAGCGGGCTTATTAGCGGGCTTTAGCCCTAATACGCTAACAATATCAGCAAGCGCCGCAACGCCTGTCATCGGTATTTCTAACGCAGGCAGCGGGGCTGGTATTGTAGAAAATCCTGGCGCTAGCAGCTCGTTTACACTTCGTAGTATTAGCGCCGGTTTGGGGATTACTGTAACACAGATAGGAAGCGTCATACAGATTAGCAGTAATGCAGGCGGCGGTGGAGGCGGCGGGCTTTCCGGAGTTTCTGGTAACGGTTTGACCGTTTTCCCTAATGCCGTTACTTTAGCATTAGCAAACAATTCAAGCGCGGGCGCAGCCCCAGCGCTTACGGGAATATCTACCGACTATCTAGCAGGGGACGGCGTATATCGCGCTTTGCCTAGTTCTTCAGGCGTTACGACATTTAACGGATTTAACGGCGCGATACAACTTATGAACGGCATGAATACGATCGTTGTACCATTGGGCGGCGGTCAGTTCCGCATAGATGCAACGGGCGGCGGTGGAGGCGGCGGCGCGGTAAATCAAGTAACAAGCGGCGCCCCTTCGGTTCTTACTGTTTCGCCCACAAGCGGGAATGTTGTAATAACTCCAAACGGACAATCTGTAACGCTTAATAGCGCTTGGAATCCTAGTACGCGACTGCTTAGTATCCCCGTTGGCGTGTATCAAAACGGCATTTTAACAAGTTCCGCATTGAATCAATTTGACTTGTCCGCAACGGGCGGCTATGGTACGGTAGAGGTGCGATACAACGGCGTTACAATCAATCCAGCGGCTGCAATACTTAATTTTACAGGCGCGGGCGTTACAAACGTTTTTAACGGCGTTGGAACTGAAATTAACATTGCGGGCGGTGGCGGTGGCGGTATAGCTGGAATTTCTGTAAACGGTATAGGCGCATACACTAATCTAATTTTTAACGGCGCGGGCGTTACCGTCTCTGGCAATCAAATCACTATTCCAGGCGGCGGAGGCGGCGGTGGAGGCGGATTAGTTGGCACAAGCGGTAACGGTCTTGTTGTAACTCCTAACAGCGTTTCCCTTAATCTGGCTAGTATAAGTAGCCCCGGCGCTATGCCGGCGCTCCCAAATAATCCCAATCTTTTCCTTAACGGCGTTGGCGCGTGGGCTGCTCCTTCAGGCGGTGGAGGCGGCGGCATAGCTGGAATTTCTGTAAACGGTATAGGCACATACACTAATCTAATTTTTAACGGCGCGGGCGTTACCGTCTCTGGCAACCAAATAACTATTCCAGGCGGTGGAGGAGGCGGCGGCGGCGCGGTAAATCAAGTAACAAGCGGGAACGCAAGCGTTTTGCAAGTTTCGCCCACAAGCGGGAACGTTGTAATAACTCCGATAGGAACGACGGCGTCTTTCACGCCTTCCGTCAATTATTCAACGGCTGTATTAAGTCTTGCTTCTACGACGCATAACGGCGGCATACTATCGTCGCAAGGGACGCAGTTTATTGATTTATTGCCGTTACTGGGCATAACCGTAGCAAGTTTTGCAAACCAAAACGACGTAGCCGCGAGTATGTTTTCTTCTAACACGCGAACACTTCGGCTCCGCGCTGGGACAGGCGTAACGCTGACCGGTTCAACGCCGCTACCTAATGTAGCGGATATAGTTATCAACGCGGCGGGCGGCGGCGGTGGCGGCGCGGTGAATCAAGTAACGAGCGGGAACGCAAGCGTTTTGCAAGTTTCGCCCACAAGCGGGAACGTTGTAATAACTCCGATAGGAACGACGGCGTCTTTCACGCCTTCCGTCAATTATTCAACGGCTGTATTAAGTCTTGCTTCTACGACGCATAACGGCGGCATACTATCGTCGCAAGGGACGCAGTCTATTAATCTATTGCCGTTACTGGGGATAGCCGTAATAAGTTATCCAACTCCAACCGCTCCGGGTCCGACTACGCTTCTTTCTGGTGTAAGAACTCTTACGCTGCGCGCTGGTACAGGCGTAACGTTGGACGCGTCGTCGTCGGGAGGAGGTGTAGCGGATATAGTTATCAACGCGGCGGGCGGCGGCAATTTGCCCCCCGCAGCGCCAAACGATTTCCTTTTTTACAGCGGACCCTCTTGGGCAGCTTCAAACGTAGTAAAATATACCCCCACTAGCGCTGTTAGCGCTGTGTTCCATCATAAAGATAGCACGCCTACAAACGGCGTAATCTTTGGCTCTTCATCAACGTCGCTGGTTAATCAAAACATATCTGTTTTGGCTTCCGCTTTTACGGAAATAAAGGGTTCTAGCATACAAATAGCATCAACTAGCGGATATTTATACCTAGATGTAGGCGGTGGCACGTATGAAATCGGCGCTCTACCGACGCCTGGTGCAATCGTGTATGGGAATTCTGGCTCTAGGCAAGGCTTTTTCGGCAAAACTCCTATCCCGCGCCCTAATGTAACAGCCGGCAGCCTTGCCTCTTTGCAAACAGCGCTCGCAAATCTTGGACTAATCAATTTGGTTTAATTTTTTAATAATTAACATTAGTTTATTTTTTTTTAACAATTTACGATACACGCTATGAAAAAATTAATAGCTCTCGGACGCGGCACAACGCAAGCGCCAAGCGAAGACGGCAAAACGATGGAAACAAAAGAAGTCGTTTACGCTCAATATGAAGAAGAAACAAAATTCGGTAAAGGCACGATGCAACTCTTGATAGATGAAGAAACCTTCAAGAAAGTTGAAGCGCTTTTAGCAGTGGATTAATTGCAAAGGGAGGCGCAATATGAACGCATGGGATAGGCAACCGAACGAGAGCGCAGCGCAATACAGGGCTTTTCTTTCGTACCTCAAAGAACGCAGTGTGGAAGCGGCGTACAGAGAATATATGAAAGGGAAAAAGCCGAAAAAAGCCGACAAGGGTACGGGCAAAGCCTCTGGCGCTTTCAAGGATTGGTATCGTTTTTTCAACTGGAAAAAACGGGCTGAAGAATACGATTGGCATATCAATCAAAGCGCTATACAAGCAACAGTAAAGGCGCGGCGTAACGAATATGTCAAGCGCACGGAGTTATATCGTGAAATGGCAGAGCAGGCGCACGAAGCGGTAAGAAGGAAGCTAATGGGCGACAAACTCTTGGAAGGCGTTAAATTAGGCGAACTTATCGAAATGGCGCGATATTACGACGTTGAGCATTTGGCAGAAATTGAGCGGACTAATCTTTTGGAACTGCGCGCCACAATGGAACAACGATGAACATAGCACAGCAATACAAGTCGAAAATCATACGCGACGCGTTCAAGGCGCGCCCTTTGAAAGCAGACGGGAGCGTGTTTGACAAAATTTCGCGCTCTAACCCGCACGAAGCTCAAAGAGTTTTGTTGGCGCAACAATCGCGGTTCAATGTGGCGGTATGTGGTCGTAGATTTGGCAAGACAGAATTAACGAAAGAGATATTGTTGCCAACGCTAAAACAGGCGTTACCATGCGCCTATTTTGCGCCGACGTATAAAATGCTCTCTTTGGTATGGAAGGATTTTAAGAGCAGTTTTTACGCGGCTATTGCGGCGGTAAACGTTCAAGAAAAACGTTTAGAGTTTAAGAATGGCTCTTCGTTAGATTTTTGGTCGTTGGATAGCTTTGATAGTGTGCGCGGTCGGAAGTACGCCTGCGGGGTCATTGACGAAGCGGCAATGGTGCGAGACTTGGAAGAAGCTTGGCTTCAGGTTATCCGTCCGACGCTCACGGATTATGCCGGCAAAGCATGGTTTTTGAGTACGCCAAAGGGTATGAACTACTTTTATACATTGTATAGTAAGGGCGTCCACGGTGAAAATGGCTGGGTTTCGTGGCAATATCCAACGTCGGCAAACCCTTATATCTCTAAATCAGAAATTGAATCTGCCAGGCAAGAATTGCCAAGTTTGGTATTTCAACAAGAGTATTTGGCTGAATTTGTCGAAATGGCGGGAACGCTTATCAAGCGCGAATACTTGCGTACAGGCTCAATACCTAGCGGATTAGAATACTATATGGGCGTGGACTTGGCAATTTCTACAAAATCAACAGCAGATTATACGGCTATCGCTGTACTTGGCAGGGATAGCTCCGGTATAATATATCTTTGCGATGTTGCGCGGGCAAGATTGAATTTCCACGATGCTATGGATTGGATTTTAACGTATGCCGACAAGTGGAATGTTGAAACAATTAACGTGGAACAGACGCAATACCAAGCGGCGGCGGTGCAAGAACTGTTGTTGCGTAGCCAGCACACTGTTTGGGGCGTCAAGCCCAAGAAAGACAAGGTTACGCGATTTATGGGGATGCAGGCGCGGTACGAGCAAGGGCAAGTAATTCACAGCCCATCAATTAGCGACGAATATGAAAAGGAATTGCTTGCGTTCCCTTACGGCGAACATGACGATATGGTGGACGCGGTAAGCTACGCGTACATGAGTTTTGGGATCGGCGTATAAACTGCATCTGTACACTGTCGGAATAAAAAATGACAATTAAAGAGCGCTTTCAAAATTTTTTGCAGCCATCTCGAAAAAGTTTTTGGGCTGTGCAGTCTAACGAATGGGATTTGGAACTACAAAACATTCGGCGGGCGTTAGGAGCATTTGATTTGTCGGTGCAAAACGCATACATACAAAACGATGCTGTTTTTGCTATTGTTTCGCGGTTTGTGTTACAATTCCAAGAGCCGGTTTTGCTTGTGCAGGATATGTTTGGCGAAACAATCCCTGACCATCCTATACGCGCCCTGTTAGCGCGTCCAAACGTGGATAGTAGCGAGTCCGACTTATACAGCTCGATTGCAACATTTTGGGCGACTGGCGGGATAGCGTATTTGCACAAATTACGCAACCGGCGCGGCGCTCTTGTAGGATTGCGGGCGTATTCGTCGGCTCAAATACTGCCAAAGTACAAAAGCGGCGTCGTTTCGCATTACGAGGCAAATATCAACAACAGTCCTATACGATTGCCGATAGAGGATATTATCGCTGTCCCGTTCCCTGTGAAGGATGACATGGGGCGCGGCATCCCGCCTTTTTTACCTAGCCTCTTACAGGTTATGACAGATTCGGAAGCGACGCGGTATCTGTTTTCTGTACTGAAAAATGACGCTGTCCCGCGCACTGTCATTACACAGTCAAGTGAAATTAGTCTAGGGAATGCGCAACGGGATTTGATTAAGCGGCAATTTATGGACATTTTTGGCGGCAAGGGTAGGGGCGAGCCGCTTGTATTGCCAACAGGCGCAAACATAGAACGGGTTTCTCTTTCGTTGCAAGAGCTAACGTTGGACGCGCTAAGGAAAGTGCCCGAAGCGCGCTTGTGCGCTGCGTTGCAAGTGCCGCCCGAATTGGTGGGCTTGAGCGTGGGGCTAGAAAATAGCACATACAGCAACAAGGCAGAGGCGCGAAGATTATTCGTAGAAAATACGATGAGCGCCTTTTGGCGTTATTGCGCAGAGGCTATCGAGCGCGGTTTACGTCCTGAATTTGGGGATGAATACGAACTTGTATTTGACCTGTCGAAGGTTCTTGCGCTACAAGAAAACCAGGACGCTAAGCAGGCGCGCATCGTTACAGCATTTGAGAAAGGCATTATTACTCGTAATGAGGCGCGTTCGATGATGGGACTAGAGACATTGCCTGACCAAGACGTTTTCATTCAAGATATAGTCAAGTCCGCGCAGCAATTACCACAAGTGGGGTCTCTTGAAACTTCATCGTTTACACTCCTTGAGCAAAAGCAAAACGCCCATGCACAGCCAGGCAACAAGTCTTTTTGCGGTGGAGATGGATGCGCAGGCGAGGGATGTACCAACATTTGCCCGAAAAATGCAGACTTTTACACGAAAGATATGGTAATGGAATGGAAAAAATGGGATGATTTAGCAGATACATTTTCAGAGACGTTGCAAAAGAGCATGAAGCCTGTGTTTGCCTCGCTAGAAAAAGAAATACTTCGTAATATCGCAAAAGCACAAAAAGACCTAAATACTGACATTGACTTGTTTGATATTGAAGATTTCCGCGATGCGCTGGCAAAAGCGACAGGCTCGAAACTCCAGGAGTTTTTGCTTTTTATTGCACGGCAAGCCGCAAACGCTGTTAATACGTCATGGGACGACATAAAAGACGATTTTGCTAAACAGCTAGGAAATCTTTTTGGCGTATCTATTGAGCGCATTACAGGCGTGGCGGACACGCTACGCGAAGAGTTGCGGGCTTTCATCCAAACCATTGCCGACAAACCCATTGCAGAGGTAACGGAACAGTTGCAAGCGCATTTTGGGAATGTTTTGGGTAGTCCCGCGCGTGTGGCGCGAATAGCGCGAACAACAGCGACGGCGGCGACGGCTGGCTCGCAGCGCGCAACGTGGGAAATTGCAGGTTTCAAAGTGGCATGGCTTACACAGCGGGATGGGAAAGTACGCCCCGCGCATAGAGCTATGGACGGCGTAGAGGTGGATGTAGGTGAAAAATTCCGATACGTTGATGAAAACGGCAACATTGTAGAGGGCAACTATCCTGCGAACATGAGTACTGCGAGCGGGTCGGTAAATTGTCGCTGTTATTTAAGACCAATCCGCAAATAACCGCTAAAAACTAACGCTATGCCAACAAAGAAAAAATTTTCGACACGTGCAGAAATATTGCATACGACCGATGCAATTAATGAAAAAAAACGTAAATTGCGACTACATATCTCGCAATGCCAACGCCAAGACAGGTCAACCCTTTACGGAGCATTGCAGGATTGCGATGAAAAAACGCTCGCAACGCTCACAGATGTTTTCTCTATTGTTCTTAAAAGGCGCATATGCTAAATGTAGCTATATTTATGCTGGTCGGACTTAGTTGTTTTTTTCTTGGTATTTTTATAGGCGCTCTTTTGATTCAAATTGCTGAATTTAAAAAGCGGGAAAAATTAGAGAAAGAAAACAAAGATATGTTGGCTTCGAAGTTTGCGGAAGCATACCAACTGGCGCAACAGCAAGCCGCTTTTATTGAAAAGCAATGCGCAGATATTAAGGAATTGCAAACAATGTTAGATATGAGAGCAGCGCGGCGCAACTAGCTAGCGTTTGTAATTAAGTTCAATTTTAGATAGCAATCGCGCCAACGCCTCACGGCGTAAGCGCGTTTTCCGGAAGCCTCCTATGCGATTTTTATTATTATGAATACAAAAGACTTTTTTTTGCGAGAATACAAGGCGACCGATGAAGGGAATGGCACAATAAGCGGCTATTTCTCGGTATTTGGCAATGTTGATAGGTCGAATGAAATTGTCGTAAAAGGCGCTTTCCAGAATACGATACCGCAATTTCTGAAGAGCGGTTTTATCGCTTCAAATCATGAGTTTAGCAGCATACCAATTGCTATGCCGTTACAGGCTTTTGAGGACGAAATAGGTCTTTTTGTAACGGCGGAATTTCACAGCACGCCGAAGGCGCAAGAAATGCGGAGGACGGTGCAAGAACGCGTCGCTAAGGGCTTGGAAGTGAAAACATCAATTGGCTATCAGGTCAATGACGCGGAATACAACACAGAGGGCGTAAGGCTCTTGAAAGATTTGGAATTATTTGAGTGCAGTATTGTGAACACCCCTGCAAATCCTCGTGCCGCTTTAACCAGCGTAAAGTCGTTGCTTGCTAACGATATGACGCTTGAAGAGCAGCACGAAATGACGCTTGCTGTCATTGACCACTATGCAAGGAGAATGAAGGAATATAAGGCGCTAAAAACGAAAGATGGGCGCGCTATTTCTAAACGCACTAGAGAGAGGCTCTTATCGGTGCTTGAGGCTCTTGATAGTTTGGAAACGCCAAAAGCCATCTTACGGGAGTTAGTCGCTGAAAGGGACGCTATAGAGGCGGAACTATTGGCGCAACAAGCGGCGCGCGAAGACGCCCTTAAAGCGAAACAAACGGCGCTCAACAAACTAAAAGCTGCAAGTTTGACAGCAACACTATTATTATCGTAGAGGTTAAAATATGGGTCTCGTAGAACAAAAAAATACGGCTATTGAGCGTATGCGCGCACTCTCTGGAGATGTGAAGTCCCTTATCGAGAAAGTGGAAGCGGGTACGGCAACGGCTGAAGAACTGGCAAGCGTTGATACAAAAAGCGCTGAAATTAAGCAACTAGAATCCGAATTGAAAACGCTCAATGCCCTTATTGAACAAAAAGAAGCGGCGGCGAAAGCGGCAAAAGAATGGGCGAAGCCGGTGAACGATTTTGGTCAAAAATTGGACAGCTTGGCAACTATGGGCAACGAAACGAAGAACGCCACAAACGCAGATACGTTTCTCTCTTCGCAAGAGTTCAAAAATATATCCGATAGTCTTGCGCAATTTAAGGGACAACTTCCCAAAGGGTTCCGTGTAAATACGCAGCCTGTGGAGGTGAAAACCCTTATCAACACAGGCGTAAGTAGCTTTGGGAATATGATTAGCGCAGAGCGGTTGCCTGGTCTCGATACGGTTGAGTTTTCCAAACCGCTGACGCTCCTTAATCTTATCACTCGTTCACAAACGAGCAGCAACATTGTCGAATACCACATTCATACTGGATTTACCAATAGCGCGGCGAACGTCCCTGAGGCGACGGCAACGGGTGGCGGTTCAGGCGCAAAACCTGAATCTGGTATGGGGGTAGTAACAACGCAACAGGCGCTTGTGCGCACGATTTCCCACTACTTGCCCGTTACGCGACAAGCATTGCAGGATATACCCGCGCTGCGCACGCTTATTAACCAGGCGCTTACGTTTGGTATGCAAGAGCGCTTGGAATCCCAAATTTTGAGCGGCGACGGGTTAGGTGAAAACTTACTTGGCATCTTGAATACGCCTGGTATTACTACTATCCCATTCAACGGCGATGAGTTTGACACGCTGCGTACTGCATTAACGGCGGTGCAAATTGGCGGGCGTACCAATCCAAATGCGATTGTTATTCACCCTAACGATTGGGAATTGTTGGAAACGAAAAAGGATACAACGGGTCAGTATTTTTCTGGCAATCCTTTCCGCAATACGACATTTTCGGCTAACATTTGGGGCGTCCCTGTCGTAACAAACGAGAGCATTACCCCCGGCGAAGCGCTTATTGGCAACTTTGCTTTTGCTACCCTGTGGGAATCTCTTTCGCCTGTCATTTTATTAAGCGATTCACATTTAGATTTTTTCACCCGCAACCTTATTGCGCTATTGGGCGAAATGCGAGCAGCTTTCGGCGTTATTCGCCCATCTGCTTTCAAACGCGTTGCATTAGCATAACACACTATGGCATACATACCAAATACAAGCATTTGGGCGTCTGAAAACGGCAAGGAAATTTACTATCAGGATGACCCGCCTAAGGGCGTCCGCGCCGTCTTAATTGCCTCGCGCGGGAAGGTAGTAAATCCGTTTTTTGTGAAAAAGTATGGTCTCAAAGAGCAGCCGCAAACGGCTGTGGTTGAGCCTGTGCCGGACGTTGAAACGGTTTCGGAGCGGCACATCGCTGAAAAGACGCATACGGAAGTAGAAACGAAAATTGTTGAGCCGGAAACGCCTGAAAAGGGTTTTAATCCTAAGCGCACAAAACACGAACGGCAATGATAACTCTTGGCTATCTGAAATCACATTTGCAGATAACATCTAACGCATTTGACGGCTTGCTTAACGATTATATCGCATGGGCAACAAAGCAGATTGAAGATTACTGCGAACAGCCTGTGGCGGTAACGCTGCGAACTATCCCCGTGAAATCGTATGAAATATTACCTGTAAATGTGCTTTCGATAGCAAGCGTACAAGGGCGCAATAGCATACAACAGGCATGGCAAACACTGTCGTTGCTTGATTATACGCTAGTAACGCAAGATTTGACGCGTCAGTACCTAGAAATCCGTTCTAATTTTTGGCAGTACCAAGCTTCTTTGCTCGTTGGCATATCACCCGTACCGGCTCCAATAGTGCGTGTTTGCTATGAAATTTGCAAAGAAGCGGCGCAAAACGACGGCATTTTGGGCGGTGAAGAGACATTTAGAGTATCGCAAATTGCTAAATCTAAGGGCGGGGACACGCAAACTACGGTATTGGCGAATCTGTCAAACGCGCATAAGGCGCTTTTGGCTCCGTATAAAATTGTGAGGCTCTCCTAATGGAAACACCAATACAACGCATAGAAAAGCGGTTGCCGGAGATTATCAAAGGCGCGCTTAAGCGTGTTCCCGTGCTGTTTCAAGGGTATATCGGCGTCCAGATGGGCGACGGGCGCGGCAAAAACCTACGCAACACTACAAACCGACTAAATATACAATCTGGTCGGCTTATAAAATCGTTTTTGCCAAATTCTCCCGAAAACATTACACGATTTACGCAATCTGGCACAAAATTCGGCATTGAGATTGGTACGAAAGTTCCATACGCGCGGATTCACGAAGAAGGCGGTATAATACCGCGAACGGAAAAACAACGCCGGTACTTTTGGGCGATGTTTTACAAAACAAGCGACGTGAAATATAAGTATATGGCGCTTAGTAAAACCCCGTTCACGATTAGGGCGCGCCCTTATTTTAAGCCTGCGGCGGATGAATTTTTGCGAGACGGCGTGCCATTATTGCAAAAAATTATTCGACAAGCAATCATAGACGAAATGGCATGAATAAACGCGAACATTTCCACAATAGTATTTATGCACGCTTACAGACTATCGCAGGTTTGGGCGTGTATCATACCTACGTGGAGCGTCGCAATTACAAACGCCCTTTTGTGGTTGTAAGCATTGACCCTGCGCAGATGCAGCCGGAATATTACGAAAATACAGAGCTGTCGCACAAGCGGGGAGAATGTATGGTAGCCATCCGGCTTTTCATCCGCGCCGCGTCTAATGACGTTGATGGGCTTGGATTGCTTCGGCAAGAGTATAATTTATGGGTACACCTAATTGAAACGGCGCTAGATAATTTTCAGCTAACGCCTGAAAAATTCGGCACAATGATAGTCGAAAACGCTGTTTGTAGCGTGGTATCGGAAGCTCCGCTATTTGATGACGCGGAACAAGACGGCGAAGGCATAATATTCGCTCGGATTGACTACACGCAGCGATATGAATAAAAAAATTGGTTTTCATATCACACTAATTGAAAGACGAACATGGCTAAATACTCACGAAAAGGCGCGGGTAACCTTTTGCGCGTTTACGAGATAGACACAGCGCATACGACGCCTGCGGGCACTCTTGAAATAGAGTTTAACCAAACGTTTGCATCGGCGTTCACAAGGCAGGATTCAGGCGCGTGGGAAATTGCTTTAGACCAAGATATGGTCAATAAAGAGTTTTGGGCGTTCCTGAAAGATTTTGCTATTGCAGGCGGGACGGCAACCGATGACGAGTTCTACGAAGATGGCACAATTGCGGAAAAAGTGGCAAGCGTTTCATCGGGAGGCTCTGTCCGGAACATTATGGTTGTATGGCACGGTGAATCGCATCCGAAAGTACCGAGCGGCAACGAGCGACGTTGTTTTATCGCGGTGGCAACCGTAGCAACTTCAAGCGGCGCGTTTACAACAAACAACAATGACCGCACAAAGCCGACTGTTACTATTACTACAGTCCCGGCAAAAGAGGACGTGCTGTTTGCGGCGGCAAAATTTGCACCCGCCCTTGTAATTGGAGCAGACCAAACGCTTCCGAAGGGGTCATACGGTGAAATGGTATTCTTAGACATTCCGTAAAACGCTCAGAAATCCACCACAACGAGCCGGAAACAAGCAAGGCATAGGTAAATATGCCTTGCTTCGTTTCGGCGCTTTTACGACCTTAAAACGCGGCAAAAATGGCAAAAACAACAAAAGACACTATTAAAATTGTATCGTACCGCGAAGACGGGACGCAAATTACGATTGAAGCGGCGGCGCGCCCGCTTTCAATGAAAGTTTTGCACGAAGTAGAGGCGTTGCGAACTCAATATACGGATTTTGCACAGCTTGCGGCGCTTATCGCAAGCATGGCGGAGGCGGGTTTTGATGACACAGATGAAACGATGAGACCGTTCAAACAGTTAATTAAAATGTTTGAAAAGGGCATGACGGAAGAGCAAGCGGTCGCGCTCCTTCGGAAGGACATGGGTGAAACGGCGTTAAAAAATAGCGAATTAAGCGTAGAGTTGTTGCGGAAACTTATGGTTCGCGAGCAACTGAAAACATCTGAAAAAGAACTAATAGACAGCGATATACACGGAGATTTCTGGCAGAATGCAGATTTAACGCTTATCCGTGAGCAAGCTGAAGACTACTTTCGCCGCTATCAATAACGAGATTAAGCGTGTGCAGGCGCTTTCTGGTTCGCCTGTATTCTACGAAATAGAAGATTTATTATCGGAGCAAGAAAAACAGTCTATGCCGTTTGACCGTAGCGAATTGACATTCGGCATGGTGGAAGACGTAAATAGTAAATCGTTGTGTTTTTCGCTAGCAGGGAACGCGCTAGGCATGAAAGAATTGTACGAGAACACGCCTGCAAGCGAGGTTTTTGAGATGCACGTTTTACGCACGATTGAGCAATATTACGAACGGGTATTGTCTAACCGAATGAGGCGCTAACATCATGGCAGAACTAAAAATAGATTTTAGTATTGACGCCTCGCAAGCGGCGGCGGCGGTTAAGAAATTGTCCGCAGATGTTACAAAGTTAGGCGACTTGTTAAAAGGCGGTAAAGATGTGCGCGTTGAAACGGGGGACGCAGATAAAAGCATTAATGCGTTAAGCGCTGCATACAAAAACACGAAAAGCGAAGTTTCGGGGCTTGTTGATGCACAGAAACAAGCGTTGACGGCATTGGCAGCAAGCGGGAAAACAGGTACGGCGGAATATAATTCATTGTTGGCATCCCTAAAAAAAAACAACGACGAATTACAAAAAATAGAAGCCACAGCGAAGGATGTTGATAAAGCGCTTGGCGCAACTTCAAGCGCTTCCACGCTTGGAGAAAGATTTGCTAGCCTTAACCAAACGCTATCAGGTTTCAAACAATCGGCAGACGCTTTGAACGGTCTTACGGCTGGGTTCCAACAACTTGATACCGCAACGGCGCGCATTAAAACGCTTGGCGGCGCGGCAAAAGAGCTCGCGCCCGAATTTCGCAATGTCGCGCTAGAACTTGCAAACACATTGCCGCTTGCGGCAGAGGATATACAAAAGGCTACTTACGACGCTTTGTCGGCTGGCATTGCGCCAACAAAAGAGGCAATTACAGCTTTTATCACCGCTTCGGGGAAATTGGCGACCGGCGGCGCGGAAACGATTGGCAACTCGGTTAATATTCTTTCGTCTGTGCTCAACGCTTATGGAGAGGAAGCGTCGAAGGCAAGCGAATACAGCGATATACTGTTTACGACGGTTAATCTTGGTAAAACGTCAATCCCTGAATTAACAAGCACACTTTCTAATGTTGTTCCAACGGCGGCGGCGGCGGGAGTATCGCTAAAAAACGTTGGCGCGTCTTTGTCGGTTCTTACAGCCAACGGCGTACCGACGGCGCAATCTACCACGAAGTTAAATCAATTATTACTAGAGCTGCAAAAACCCGCAACAAATCTTGCGCCTATATTAAAAAAAGCGGGCGTTTCAATTGAAAGCCTCAAAAACGAGGATTTACCGACAAATCTTGGCAAAATTCAAAAAGCGCTGAAAGAAGCAGGCGTTACAGCGACTCAAGCGTTTTCGTCATCGGAAGCGGGCGCGGCGTTTAACGTTTTAACTAAGGACTTATCTAAATTTCAAGGGACGCTTGACAGTTTCAACGTAAGCGCCGGAACGACAGAAGCGGCGTATCAGGATATGGTGGGGACGATTGAAAGCCAATCCAAACTAATGGAATCCCGTTTAGGCGCGCTGAAAATTCGCGTTGTTGATAGTCTAGGCTCGTTTGGCACGGGCGCGATTGTTGCCACAAAACAACTCACTTCATTACAATCGGAAATTACAACATTTGCGAGCCTAAAAGCGATTGTGCCAGAGGGCGCATTTGGTTCAATAGCGACCAAAGCGAAAGAAGCGGGTTCAAAAAGCGCGGAATTTTTGAAAACAGCATTTGAGAAAGTCCCGTTAGACGGTTTAAAAACAAAAATTTCGGACGCGCTTACGAAACTCAATATTGACCCTGCTAAATTTTCAGGGCAATTTGGCAAGCTAGGGGAAACGGCGGCAAAAGCTCTTTCCGGCGGGCTGTCAAGCATTGGCGCTGTAGCGTTTAACCCTATTACGCTAGGGATAACGGCGGCGGCGGGCGCGTTGGCGCTTTTCTTTACCCAAACGGAAGCGGGCAAAAAATCATTTGAGCAAATTAAAAAAGTTGCAAGCGAGGCATTTGCTACGCTTGGCAAAGCGTTAGAGCCGCTAGGGAAAGCTTTTGGAGAGATATTTGGCAGCCTCGCAAGTTCAAGCGGCGGTCTTCTTACAGCCCTTACCCCGCTTTTAGAGTTTTTAGGCAAAGGGCTTGCACAAGCAGCGCAGGGTTTAGGCGCTGTGTTAGTCGCTGTTTTTACGGGCGCGGCTAAGGCAATTACGTTTATTTCTAGCGGCATTACGGCTGTTATTAGCGGGGTTCAGGCGTTTTTTACCGCTATTTCGCCCGTTACGACGCAAATAGGATTGCTGGTTTCTGAAGTGGGCAAATTTATTGCCGCATTTGTAAGCGGCGCGTTTAATAATGTTGTTGGTATATTTAGCGCAATTGGCGGCGCGGTCTCAAAAGTGGCTTCACAATTAGGCAAGTTTATTTCAGAAACGATTAAGCCCGTCGGCGAAGCATTCTCTAATATTGGCAAAGCAATAAGCGGCTTTATTGCAACGCTTTTCGGCACATCGGCAGCGACGGCGCAAGTCTCTACCAATACGGCGGCAATAGGCGCGGCGGCGGAAGGCGCGGCGAAGAGCGTTTCAACGTTTCAACAAGTTATCAAATTTTTGACTAGTAGTATTACCAATGTTCGCGCGGCATTGAACGGCATTTCAGGCGTTTTGACTACGTTAGGCGCGGCGTTCGCTCAATTTTTGGAAGGCGTCAAAACTCTAGATTTAAGTAAGATTACAGGCGCTTTTACCGATTTAGGCTCTAATGTGCAAAAATCCTTTACGGATAAATGGAACGAGACGTGGAACGAGGCGAATAAGACAACTGAAAAAGCTACGGAACAAATAAAAAAAGAAATTGACACAAAGACAAAGGACGCTGCGGAACTAGCAAAGTCCAATCTTTCGCAACCGATTGCATTAAAACTTGATATTAAAAAATTAGCGGAGGATTTTTCGGCGTTGCAAACTAGCCTCCAAAACACTGCAGAGACAGGAATAAAAGGGCTAACGCAAAACACTTTGCAGGTTGCGGAAACAAAAGAAAAAGTTTCCGCTCTTAATAAGCAATTGGCAAGAGAGACCAATGCAGACAAAAAAGCGGCGTTACAAGCTCAATTAAAAGAACAAAAAGCGCAACTAGCGCAACGAGCGGCATTCGAGGCGGAAGAGCGCAAAAAAGCGCGCGAAGCAAGTAAAGAGGCGTTTAAAAATGAAACGGCGCTTGCCAATGAGAAAAACCGCACCGACCGCGCAAGCATCCTAAAAGTCGAAAAAGACCGCAAAAATGCTAGCCTGGCTATACTTGCGCAAGAATTGGAAGCAAATAGGATTCTTGAAGCGGACGAACGCAAACGCAGAGAAGCAGAGCTAGCGGACAAATTCAGGATTGAAAAAGAAAAATTAAAAGCGGAACTGTCATTCGGCGACCAAAGCGCGGCGGCGCGTGCAAACGTAAACAAACAAATTCTTGAAAAAGAAAAGCAGTTCTTGAACGAGAAGCGGAAATTGCAAATTGAGTTTCTAAAACAAGATATTGACAATGCCCTTAAAACAGCCGAATTGCAGCAAAAAGCGGACATTGCAGCCCTGCAAACACGATTGCAACGAGTAATTACGCAAGATATACAGGGAGCGGAAGAACGCCAAGCGATAAATAAACAGTTAATAGAAAAACAAAATGCGGCGGAAGAACAAGCCTACTTGAATGGGATTCCTCAATTTGTCGCTGCGCTGACAAAGAAAAAAGAAGCTGTTTCACGCCTAGACGGTGAAACAAAAGAAAAAGCGTTAGCAGAAATTGAGAAATTTCAAAAAGAGACATTAGCGGCGTTTTCCGCTGTAACTATTGACGCCGACGGGATTACGGTAGATATTCCAATTGCACAGCGATTAGAAAAAATCAAGAATATACTTGGATTAGACGACGCTGCGGCAAAACTTGCGCTGCAAAATTTCGATTCTTTGCAAAACAAGATTGCGCGGGAGGCGGCAGCGAAAGCGGTCGAAAGTCAGCGCGAAATAGAAGCGGCTCGAATTCAAACAAGTTTAAATTTTGCGAAGCGCGATTTTGATTTACGCATGTTGGAACTAGAGCGCCAACGCGACAAAGAACTTGAAATAGCCGGCACAAATTCCGCGTTGATTGCACAGGCTGAACAAAAGTTTGCTATTGCTGCATTAGAGGCGCAGGGCAAGCTTAAAATTGACCAAGCCGGCTCGATTGCCGCCCGTGAACAGCAAGCGCGGCTAAACGAATTGGAAAAGGCTTTTGCGCTAGAAATAAGCGCATTTGAGCAAGCGGAAAAGTTGAAAACAGAAAAGCAACTGCAAGCCGAAGCGATTCGTAGGCAAATTGCGGCTGGCGGTCTTGCGCCTGAAATACAAGAAAGGGCGCAAGCGGTTTTGGACGGGCTTAACGCTGAAATTGCTACATTCCAACAAAATGAAGCGTTGAAATTAGATATTGAGCGTGAATTTGCAGGCAAGCGGATAGCTCTTTTGCAGCAGCAAATGAAGGAGCGCGCCGGCGTTATCCGGCTTGGCGCTGAACAAGAGCGCTCAATATACGAGACAGTTTTTTCAGGTCTTAGTAGTATTGCCGACAGTTTTAACGCCTCACGGAATGATTTTGAGGCGCAAAAAGCGGCGTTGCGTAGGCAGAAAGAAGAGGAATTGCGCGTTTCCGGCGCTACGGGAAAAGAACGGCTTGAAATTATTAAAAAATTTAAGCAGCAAGAAAAGGAAATTGATAGGAAGTTTAGCGGCGGCGCGGCGGCTTTAGCGCTTTTGAAAGAATCTACATCAAATATATTAAGCGAATTTGCGGCAAAAAGCCAAAGCGCGTTTGCACAGGCGTCGGCAAATGCTAAATCGTTTGCAGACTTAGGGAGCGAGGCTTTCCTTAATCTTGGTACGGCGGCGGTTGCAACATTCGGGCAAATTGTAGTTAGTGGCGGGGATGTAGGCAAGGCGCTTGGCAAAGTTGCTTTTGACGCGTTGCAATCGCTTGTGCCTATTTTGATTGCCCAAATTACAGGTATTTCGCTCGCGCAGCCTGACTCTGTGGCAACATTCGGGGCGTCTGCTGTGGCGCGGGTAGCGGCGCTAACAGCGCTTTTGCAAGGAGCGATAAGCGTGGCGCGCGCGGCGTTAGGATTTAAAAAGGGCGGCTATACAGGCGACGGCGACCCTAACGCAGAGGCGGGCGTAGTACACAAAGGGGAGTGGGTCTCTACCTATGAAACAACGAAACGAGAACGCAAAATACTGGAGTTCCTGCACAAAGGCGGAACATCGAATGAGTATTTTGAGCGCGTGTACTTGCCCGAAATTTTAAAAAAGCAAGGCGCGCCGGTATCGCTGCAAACCATTGTAGCGCAGCCGCATTTTGCCCCTGAAAGATTGCAAAACGTTACGAGCAACGACATTGCCAACGCAATAGCGCAGCAAACGCGGGCGTTAGATGCTCGCTTGGCAAACGTTGAAAGCGCTATGCAACGCACAGCGCGGCAATTCCAACACCGTAGCGAAATAACGGCGCACGTTCAATTTGATGACAACAAGTATATGAAAAATTTGCATATTAGACAGAAAAGGAGCGCTTTAGGATAATGCCGGTATCGCTTACAAAACCGAAAATAACTTTTCAGTATGCTGACAATCCCACATTTTCGGCGGGGCTTGGTACGGAGGAATTTAACATACGAGCCGTGCCGCTTGGTATTGAATCCGAAGAGCTCCTTGTTTTGGCAAGCGGTCAAAAAATCAACGCTCTAACGTGGTCTTTTGAAATAGAATTTGAGCCGTTCTCGACAGTCTTGCAAACAGCGGAACACGATAGCAGCGATAAGATAAGGCTTGTGAATATGATAGCTACAAAGCATTTTTTACGAGTGCAGAGCATAACAGGTCTCCAGAGGTATAAGAGCGGCGGTATCGCAGAGGCAAAGGCTTTGCTAGAGAATCAACGTGTAACATTTAGCGGGTCGTTTTCTACATCGTTAGATAAAGAAGCGGCTATAGAAACGGTCTCTGTAACATTCAAACGCCTAAATCCTGTATGAATGTAATTTATTACTATAATCTTACCGCTAATAACGGTTGGCGGTGGCGATTTGAGATTATTACCTCTGACACTACGCTTTTGTCTTCTCCCACTTATGTAGAGATCCCAGAGGGCGTAATACAACAAGATATTAAGTGGTCAGCGAAATTTCCAAACGTCCCAATAGGGCTTTCGGACACTCCAAGCGTAAATATTTCATTTTGCCTTGCGTATCTGGATTCATCCCCAGAGTTAATTAACCTACGCACGAAATTAGATTCTCCATTTTTGAATTTTGACGCTCCAATCGCATTCGTTCCCGCTAGTACGACAGAGGTGTATAATTACGAAACAGGGGAGTACGAAATCGTAAATATACCGGCTTATTCGGCGCAAGTGCCCAAAATACGGCTCTCTAACGTGTTGCGTATTATGACGAATTACGGGAACGACGCCGTAACGTTTGACAATATGCACGCTACGGACGATAACGCGATAAATACAACTATAGTATTTTCGGGCGTGCAGTCAGTTTCGCCGCCGTCGTCGTACAACCACAAGAACAAGTGCATTTCTATTGAGTTCATGCACCTAAATCGCTATGTATTGGAGCAAATAAACCCTAGTATGGTTGATGTTCAAATGGGGCAAACAGGCGCAAGGCGCGCGCGGTCTGTTATTATGCACGGATTTAAGGGCGCAACTCCATACGCAGTAGAATTGCATCAAACAAGCGGCGACCAAGAATCTTTTGAGGCGGAAAATATTTGGCTATACAAGATAGACCAATTTTTTTCCGCTATTAACGTACTATTTACAGATATACGGAAATATATTATTAGGCAAGACGGGTTTACGTGGTATGGATTTGATTCGTACTTGCAGCATTGTCGCTTTTACCGGCAAAATTTGATGACCGGCTTGCAGGGCGCGGCGCTGAATAAGGAGGATTTGTATTTTATTGGGCGTGTTTTTGCTCCGTCCACAGACGGCAACAAACCCGAATTAATAGGCGGCACATTTTCCACAGGCAGTAAATTTTACAGCCTAAAAAATATGTTTGATTTTTTTGTTGATATTTGCGAGTGCGGCACAAAGGCAATTTATATCGAGTTCTCGCTAATACCGCAACTACTAACAACAACAACAGAATTGCCGCCTAATGGAGCGTTGGAACTCAATGCAGATAACATAGGGCTCAACGATGAATCTGAACGGCAATTTGGCGCGCTTGGCGGCTATGAATGCGATGTAGCCGGCGCAAATATAGCAGTTTCTAATTTTGGGCGTGCGCAATCAGAGGATACGTTTAATTTTGTGCCGTATTTCCACAATGTTTTCCAAGAATTTTCGTACTCGTTTTCTCCAGATAATCAATTCAGCGCCCTTATTCGCGGCATGGCGACGGATGTAACGCAATTAGAAGGGCAACTTTTCTACGCCGACGGGAGTAAAACTATTGCTGTGCATCCCGCTTGCGACTATAAAAACAGCCCTTTTACATATACTAACGATTTATTCTCCGCTCCGTTTACCATTGACCCAAACGCCTCTACGTGGTTTTACGCCGGAAATTTTTTAAATTTATTTTTAATGGATAAAGGTTTTTCTCGAATTACTGAAAAAATAAATGAATATATTAACAGGTGGCGCGGCGAAATAGGCGTCGCAAGGCGCATCGGCTATGAAATTATATCAAACCTGAGCAGCGATAAGCAACGGAAATTTTCGGGAACTACGATTTTGACTGGTTGGATAACCCCTACATCCGCGCCGCTCCCGCGCAACGTGGGTCGGCTTTATACCATAGGCGCGGGACTTTTTGACCATTGGCTAGACGTACCAACGAGTCGGGTTTTTTTACTGTCCAGTGAATTAGACATTGTAAAGGGCGTGGCGCAAAACGAGTTTTTCGCGCAGGATATTCCTATCACTATTTCATTTCTTTGATGCCATATTCTGACCCTAGACGGCGCAACAGTATCAACCCTAGACAGATTTTAGGGCGAATTTCCGGCGGAGTTTCCGTCTCTTCCGTTTTGGGGGGCGGCGGAGGCGGCGGCGCAACGTTGCAAGCGGATTACGAACTAACAACGCCCTATACAACAAACGTTTTGGCAAGAAATTGGGGATTTGTAGGATTAGAAACGGACACAGTGAACGAAAGCAACCCTCAGGTTAGCAGTCAAACGCCGTTTACGTTTACAGCTACATCAGAGGGAGAGCGCCGAATTAAAGCGCGCTGTACAATACGCCCTCAATCGGGCTTGGAACGGTATTCGTTAGCATTGCAACACGGCGCGAATGGCGCTGTATCGGACGCTACTTTTACGTTCCATCGCGTTAAGCGCAACCCTGCGGGAGATTATGAAATATTTCTTGTTGGCTTGGTATCCCTAAATATTAACGATATTTTGACGCTAGAGGTACGCAGCTATAACACAAGCGACGCAACAAAAGTTTTAGGTGTGCAGGATGCAAGAATTTTTGTTTATTCGGTGTAAAAGCAAGCCCTCTCCCATTTTTTTTGAAAGTGTGCCGCTGAAATGCGGCGCTTCAAGATATTTTTTTGCATTTTTTAGATTTTTTTCTCTTGCATATCTGCAAATTATGGAGTATTTTGCGAAAAGTTAAGCATAAAGCGCAACAAAAATTAAAATTCATAGCAAAATACAAGTATAAAACTCTAACAATCGAGAAGCGACTCTTGCCGCGATTAGCCGCTCAGGCTGAACGGCTAGATTTGAAAATTGGCACGTTAGCAAACAGAATCCTCCATAAATGGTTGCGGGCTGTAGAAAAAAACAGGCTCTTAAAAATGTCAATGCAATAAGCGGCGCAAGCGGCAACGGTCAAAATACTAATGCATAAAACCGAAAACTTGCGCTATGTTAGCACAAAAATTATCTGCACGCAAAAAATTGCACTTTGTTTCCGTCGTTACGCCCCAAATTATTCATTATTAACCGCTTAATCAGAATCGTCGATAGGGTATAGATAGGGTATCGATAGGGTATCGATAGGGTA